ACAAGAATATAAAAGGCACTGATGCACTGGATCTGGTACTTGAAGCTGCAAGTGATGTACTGGATAGGGATGGAGAGTTAAACCCGGATGTTATAAAGATATTGCGTAATCCGGATAAGGAGAACTGTGAAAGTATGGCTACCGCAGTGGGAGCGGAAGAGCTTGACTGGGGTAAGGCCAATGAGAAGATAAAAAGATTGGAAAGGAAGTAAAGGTAAATGACAGAAGAGAAAATTAAAGAAGAGACTGTTAGTGAGGTAACAAAGTCAAATAGGATGAGTGAGGAAGAAGCTATAAGTGCTTTAAAACAGTATATAGAAGAGACGGGAAAGTCTCAAACTATGATTGCAAGGGAATTGGGATATAATTCAGGAGCTATAATTTCAAGCTTCCTTAGTGGTACTTATAAAGCTGCACATGTGTTAATACCTAAGATAGAGGTGCTTATTTCTAACCAGGTAGCAAAGACACTTGCTCCAAAGGAACCGGAGTTTGCGAATACTTCAATGAGCAAAGTAATAATGGATAAGATAGAATACTGTAGGCTTATGGGAAAACCTGTAATTATATATGGTGATGCCGGTGTAGGTAAAACAATGGCTATAAAGGAGTATGTTAAAAATAATCCAATGGCGATATTTATAACATGTGCTCCGGCATATAAGAGGATATCAGGTGTCAATTACTTACTGTGTTCAAAGCTTGGAATAAGGGAGAGAAGAACAATGTATGCTTATGATGAGATAGTATATAAGCTTACAAATTCTGATAGAGTAATTATCGTTGATGAGGCACAGTTTTTATCAGATGATTCATTAGAGCATTTACGTTCAATATCAGATGCGGCAGGTATAGGTATATGCTTTGTTGGAAACAGTAGCCTTTTTTCAAATATAACTAAAAATGAAAGTAAGGATTTCGGTCAGATTTTTTCAAGGAAATCAAATGATACAGAACTAAGAGTGGGAGATATTAAAAGAACGGATATTGAGAGTATATTTGCCGGGGCATATCTGGATGATAAGTCAATAGACTTGCTTTATAAGATTGCCAAGACTCCATACGGTATAAGAGGAGCTGTCAATGTATATATAGCTACAGTTTCATTGTTCGATGAATTAAATGTTGAAAAACTTGCAAATGTCGCAAGACAGATAAAAATAGGATAGGAGAACAGTACAATGGTAAAGAAGATTGTGATTGAGTTTGAGGCAGGGAATGACAGTAAGGTTGCTGACAGAGTTTTTGAGAGTGCAATTAAGTATATAAGAAAAAGCGGCGGCAGGATAGTAGGAATGATGACTGAGGATGTGGAGCCTGAAAGAGGGGTAGAGAGAAGAAAGGATTTTTCTATCCCGGACTTAAGTAAGAGTAAGGCTTATGAAGAAAGATTGAGTTTGAGACAGGCAGTAAGGGAAGGTCGGCTGATAGAGTTTTTGAAAGTATAATGAAGCATAAGTGTAGGGAAGAAGGGAAGGTTTTAAATGCAAAATAATTATAATGAGATGGCGGTTGCAAATATCAATCTAAGAACTTTAGACATAGATGAGCTTATTGATTTTGCTATTGCAAAGAAGAAGATAGCAGACCTTGCAGGAGCGGAGCTGGATGTAATTAAGAAAGAGATGCAGGAGAGGGCGATAAGTTTTCAGGATGATAGACACATTAAATTCACTGAATGGCATGGATCGGATAAGTCTATTGCAAGTATAACCACTGCAAGCACTATGGAGATTAAAAACTTTACTAAGCTTAAAGGTTTGCTTGGTAAGGAGTTTGTAGGAGAAAAGATTAAGGAAAAAAGACCGGTTAAATATGTTGTTGAAGATAACTTTAAAAAGGCTTTAATTGCTCTTAAAATGGGTGATTATGAAAGCAAAGCAAGTATTGATGATGTTATTGACTCTGCCGGATGGTGTGAAGGAAATGCGGATAAGAAGGCACTACTTAAAAAGAGCCTAAAGGGTGATTATAAGAAGGATAAAAAAGCGGTTCTTACATCACTTAATCTAAGTGATGAAGAGTGTGATATTGATACAGAGCTATTTCTTATCTATCAGATAAAGAACTTTGAACTTATAAAGGCATTCTTTGATGTTACAAAGCTTGAAGAAATAAGGGAAAGACTTGAAGGAGTAGTTGATGTTTCAGAGTCTATAAGAATCGGATTAAAGGCGGTGTAGTATGAAAGAGAGTACAAGAAGACAGAGAGCAAAAATAAAAAAGCAGATGCAAGCTAAGGGATTACTTCCACTGGATAAGAAAAAGCTTAATCGCAAAAAATTTATAGAAGAGATTGAAGAGGATTGGAGACGTAGAGAGGATAACTTTCAATGCACAATGATGCTGTACAGAGCGGCACAATGGATGTTTACTCATGGCAAAGGAATAAGTGGAGTATCTTTAGAAGCGGTGGGAGCAGCAAAGATTTTTAAGATAGCAATGACTATATATGATAAAAGGGCAGAAATAAGAACACTTGGAGATGAATATGAAGCTATAAAAGAGATAATGGCTATGTAGGAGATTGTATGGAAGAGATGAAAGTAACAAGGCTTCAGCTATCAAAGATTTATGCTTTAGCTAAGAAACATGGAATGGATAATGAACTGCTGCACTCTTATGTAGAGGCACTGATCGGCAAGGACAGTTTAAAGAAACTTAGTTATGAGGAAGCTGAAAGAGTGGCGGACAGCCTTATGGGCAAGGATGTAGTATCTAGGTTTCCAAGGCAGGAAGTACTTACAGATAGACAAAAAAGACTGATTATATCTTTGGCTATACAGCTTGGATGGGTGAGGGAAGATAATAAGAATTTGGCGGACTTTGAAAGGCTGAATGGATTTGTAAGAAAACAGTATGACACACTTTATATGAGGGCATTATCAAGAAGTAATGCCTCAAAGTGTATCGAAGCAATGAAAGAAATGGTTGATAGAATAGAGGGGAATTGAAAATGGATAATGCGTATAGTGCAGGACAGAAGCTTTTGTGTGGATCATATACACAATATACTCCGTCAGGGAAAGCAAATTTTATAAGAATGGGATGCTTTGGTAAGGAACCTAAGGTAGGAGCAATTATTTACTTTTATGGTAAAACGATGGGCAGAGTTAATCATGTAGGGATTGTTACACGAGTCAAGAAAAACGGTAATAGGTATGAAATACTCACGGTTGAGGGTAACACCTCAGCCGGGACAGGTTTTAGCAGAAATGGAGGATGTGTCGCAGCGAAGTCATATGAATTTGCACTAAATGAGGTCGGAAATGATAATAGAATAAATGGATTTGGCTATCCACAGTTTGACTCAGATACCTGCACAGTGGAAGAGTTTATAGCTGTTGCAAAGGCTGAAATCGGGTATGTTGAAAAGGATAGCAAAAAGGATCTTGACAACAAAGGTGCAAATGCAGGCAGTAAGAACTTTACAAAGTACGGTGAGTGGTATAAAAATAATGGAGTGTACTGGTGTCAACAATATGTGAGTTGGTGTGCATGGCAAGCATGCAAAATACATAAAAGTAACACAGAAACGGGATGGATTACAGTTGCTAATAGGTGGAAGTATGGACTACATGGAACGTTAGTCAAGAATCAATGGCTTGTGATTGGTGGAAGGTGGTACGCATTTGATGGTGAGGGATTTATGGTAACCGGGTGGTTTTTATCAGAAGGTGGATGGTATTATCTCAATCCTAAAGATGGAGCAATGCTTGCTAATCAATGGATAACAGTAGATGGGAAAAGCTACTACCTATGTGAGACAGGTATAATGGCCACAAGTTGCTATATAATAGGTGATGCCGGAGAAATGTGGTGGGTAGATTCCAATGGAGTTTGCCAAGTTGATGAAGTAGCGAAATAGAGAATAAAGATTGGAGGGATTGATATGGAAAAAATTGAAGTAAGACCGGAAGATTTGTCAGAAAATCATAGAGAGTATGCAAGAGTTATAGGTATTGATTCCCTCATAAATCTTTGCAAGGAGTTTGGAGGCACACAAATCTATATTCCTAAAGTAGAGGAGCTTACAAGGCCAAGATTATACAAAACAATAAAGGAAGAATATGATGAAGGAAATAGTAGCATGAGCGGACTTGCAAGAAAGTATGGAGTAAGTGAATCTACAGTGTACAGACTTGTTAGAGACCAAATGGGAAAAAAGAATATACCGGGTCAAATGGATATATTTGACTATATAAAGCAATGAAATAAGGGCATTACTTGGGAAATCGAGTAATGTCCTTATTTTAATTGTCTAAGAAAAAAGTACATTCATATTTAGTTGTATTAATATTCTAATAAATTTGGAGGTGAAAAGAATGAAAGAAGTATTTTTGAATGTATTTACAAGTGTAATGATGGTAATTGTAGTGTCGGCTTTATGTTCAGGTATTACATATTTTAGAAAGTATGTAGATGGAACATTGGAAAAGCTTAAAAATGATGAGAAGTATAAAGACAATGCGTTTGCACAAAGCTCTTTTTATTTCATTGAAAACTTTATAGCAGGCCTTACAAATACTGCTGTAGCTGCTATGGAGCAGACAAAGGCGAAGGATTTAAGAGAAAAGGTTGCACAGGGATTGGCATCAAAGGAAGATCTGAAGGCACTTGCGATTGAAGTAAGGGAAGGCATTAAGGCTCAGTTATCACCTGTAGCAGAAAAGGAACTTGCCAACTATATATTAGATCTGGACTCATATATTGATAAAAGAATTGAGGCAAGTGTACTTGAGTTAAAGAGAAATGGTGTGAAATAGTAGCCGGGAGAAAAGATGGATATAACTTTTATATTAAAAAGTATAACTGATCTGGGGCTTCAGGTAGCTCTCATAGCTGTTTTTATTTGGTATTTTTTCAAGAGAGATAAGGACAGAGAAGAAAGCTTGACTGCTGAAAAAGTAAAGCTGCATGAGGATATTAAAGCAAAGCAGGATGAAGTGAGAAAAGAGCTTGAGAATGCAAAGATTAATGCAAGAGAAAAAGAAGCTTTACTCATGAGTGAGAATGCGAAGAGAGAGGAACTTATCAGGAAAGAATCTGAAAAGAGAGAAGCTATGATAAGGGAAGAGAGCATGCACAGGGAAGAAACTCTTATGAGGCAGATGGATAAGATGAATGATTCACTTAAAGAGATAAGCACATCTATGATTGGAATAAATAATGCTATGGAGAAGCTTGGAAAAAGTGTTGAATCTGTGGATGTGAGATTAAAAGAAGTTGAAGGGAAGTTAAACTAGAGTTTAATTTGGCTTTAAATCAGGAAGTGAGGGACAGTGAGAAGTCTTGATATTTTAAAAAAGAAAGAACTTAGGGGATCTATTATTGAAAGGCTTTATGGCTTTTATGGTGAAGATATCTCTATTTCAGTATTAAAGGCATCACTGCCACTGTCAGGGGTGCTTACCGATACGGAACTTAAAAGTGCATTGTATTATCTTGGCGGAGCCGGAAAGGAATACATTAAAGTAGTTATTAATAAGACAAGTTATCAAGATTCCCTTATATGGCTTACCCCAAAGGGTGTAAACCTTGCAGAGGGTGACATGGAAGATGTGGGAGTAAATAGAAATGAGTAGACTTATTGACATAGCAACAAAGGAAGTAGCAAGAACAACAATACTTGAAACACTTGAAGAGGCAGGTATAACAGGCTGCAGTACACAGGTACTTGCACAGGTCCTTAATAAAAGTGGAATAGATGTTGATGTAGAGGACACACTCTTTTATCTGGACAATAAAGAGCTTGTAAGGTCTAAGAAGTATGAAAACAAAAGACAGGGCATTTCAAGGACGGTGTATTTTATAACTGAAAAGGGAATAGATTTTCTTGACGGAAATGTTGAAGAAGTAGGACTTTGTGATGGCTGATAACAGAACACATGGAAAGATTGACAGCTTGCCTGCAACGGTAAAAACTGATGTTGAAGAGAGTTTGCTTAGTGGAAAGACCTACAAGGAGATTTCAGAGGATTTATCTGAAGCAGGATATGATGTACATGAGTCAAGTGTAGGAAGATATGGTAGAAAGTATCTTAAACGATTTGAGTCGGTGAGGGTAGCAAAGCAATTTGCAAAGCTTTTGGCTGAAGATGAAGTTGACAGGCCACCGACAGAGCTACATGAAGCAAACAACATGATTATGTCTCAAATTCTCATGGAAGCTATGATGAATGAAGAGATGCAAGCAAAGGAAATGGCAAGCGTTGCAAAATCTATAGCGACTCTACAAAGTGCACAGGTCAATAATGAAAGACTTAAGATAAAGGCAAGAGAGAATGCCGGGGATATTCATACCGCTATGAACGTGCTTAAGGAGAAGATATTCAAAGAAATTGCCGCATCACATCCTGATGTTGCACAGATTCTTACAGAGCTTGCTAATGAAACTGAAGAAGAGATGAAAAACAATATCAAAGGGTAAGACATGGATGTACAGTCTATTGTCACGCCCTTTTTTAATCCGACAAAAAGAGGAAGTGGCAATGAAAGATTGGAAAGATAAGGCTTATGATATGTTTTTTAATGACGGCCTTGAGATAAACGACATAGCAATTTTACTTGAAAAGAGTAGAAGAAGTATACAGGGTTACCTATCTACATGTGAAGCATATGAACATGAGAAGGAAAGAAGAAAGGCTGCAGGTAAGCTTAAGAGAAAAGAGTATAAAAGGCAGTGGGATAGAGATAATAGGCATAGATATGATGCAGTTAGTGCTGAAAGTATTAGAAGGGAACATGATGTAGCTGCTATGATTTTAAGTCATGAAAAGTACTGATATGAATGATTTTTTAAATTTTGCCAAGGATTATAGAGACAGGGAAGCAGGGCTGAAAGGTCTTGACAATTCTCCTGAATCTATAAGACGAAGAAATATAGAAAAGGGTATCAAAGACTTTAGAACATTTTGCAATCTAAGAAACCCGGAGTTTTTTAAAATGAAAAGAGAGTATCAGACACAAATTTGTGAAACGCTACAAGCAGCATATGAAAAAAGACTTAAAAGTAAAACCGGAGAGATTGCAGACATACTTATAATCAATGAGCCTCCGGGCTTTGGAAAGAGTTACACAGCAAGCACATTTATTACTTGGGTACTTGGAAATAATCCTAAAACACAGGTTATAGCAGTATCTTACAATCAGACCTTATCTCTCACATTCTCAAAGAGTGTAAGAGAAGCGATTCAGGATGAAGAAATAAAAGGAGACCTTGATTACTATGCTGTAAAAAGCTTTTTTCCTAAGCTTAAAATCAAATACGGTGATGGAGCTATGGAGAGGTGGAGTGTAGAAGGTTCATATATGAGTTATCTTGCCACTTCCTTTGATGGAAGTATTACGGGTATGAGAGGGCATATCGGTATTATTGATGATCCGCTCAAGAATGCTAAAGAAGCTGTAGATGATAACAAAAAAGATGAGATATGGAACTTTTATAAGAATACTTTCCAGTCAAGAATGCTTGATGGTGCTTTAGTTATTGTAATTCAGACAAGGTGGGCAAGTGATGATCTGGCAGGAAGGCTGATGGCAGAGTTCCCGGGAAGATGTTATGAGCTAAAGCTTACAGCACTTAAAGAGGATGGCAGCAGTATTTGTGAGGACTTGTACTCTACAAAGGATTTACAGATGAAGGCTGCTACACTTGATGAGGATATATGGCTTGCTAACTATATGCAGGAGCCTGTGGATAAAAAGGGCAGCTTATATGGAATATTCAAAACATATGATGTTATTGATACTGACAAAGCAGAGCGAGTGATTGCATATGTAGATACAGCTGACACCGGAGCAGATTATCTTTGTATGATAGCTGCTGCCGTAATTGAAAGATATGGATATGTGCTTGATGTTTACTATACAGATGAAGCTATGGAAGTTACTGAAAAGGAAACGGCTAGGAGGCTGTCTTTTTATGGTGTGAGAGATTGCATTATAGAGAGTAATAATGGTGGAAGAGGTTTTGCAAGGAATGTAATAAGGTTTTTACAAGGTTTAAAAGCCTTTAAATGTATGGTTACATGGTTCTCACAAAGCAAGAATAAAAAGACAAGAATACTTGCCAATGCAAGTAATGTTATGGATCAGGTTATAATGCCGGAGGATTGGGAAACAAAATATCCCGAATTTTCAAGACATGTGAAGAAGTATCAAAGGAAAGGCAAAAATGATCATGATGATGCTGAAGATACACTGACAGGGCTTGTGGAATTTATAAATGGTGATGTTAAGGGTAAGAAGAAAGCCAGACTTGGTTATAAGTCAAGGCTTGG